ACAACTCTTAAAGGTGCGGTTCAAGGTATGGGGATAGTAATTGGAAAGCATTTGCACGAACCGCTTACAGAATTAAACAAAGTATTTACAGAATGGATAGTAGCTAATAGGGAGTGGATAGGCTTAAAAGCTGCGGAGTTTATTCAAGAATTTAAAAATCATATTCCAGAAATAAAAGAATTTTTGATAGGCGCAAAAGATTCTGTTGTTGGATTTGCAAAAAGCATAAATGAAATTGCAGAATCTATGGGTGGGTGGAAAGAAGTAATAGGCGCAGTTGTGCATAACTACGCAAGATTTAAGGCATTACAGATAGGTATTCACTTAATGGGAGCGGCAACGGCAACACTTCAATTTGTAAAAGCATTTGCAGCAGTTGCGCCTTTATTAGCATCAATAAAAGTGGGTGCTGTAATTGGTGCCATTACATCGCTTGCAAGTGCTTTTATGGCTGCTATTCCTGCGGTGGTTGCATTTGGCGCGGCATTACTTACAAATCCTATAACTTGGATAGTTGTAGGAATTGGAGCGGCAATAGCCGCTTTAGTTTTGCTTTACAAAAATTGGGATGAAGTTACCGCGTGGATTGAAGAAACCACGCAAGAAATGAGCGAGTTTTGGGGTGGAGTTTGGGAAGATATAAAAGAAGTAGTAGATTCTGTTGCGACTTGGTTTACGGAAACTTGGAATGAGGTTACTTCATTTTTCACAGATATTTGGGATTCAACAACTTCTGGCATTATGCAAATTTGGGATGACATTACAGGGTATTTCTTTCAAAAAATAGACAATATAAAATCCGCGTTCAGCGATGGATTTTTAAATGGCGTGGTTCAAATATTCAAGGAATTTAATTTAGTAACGCTCGTAAATGATATGGTTAATAAGGTGTTTGATTTAGATTTAATGGGAATTGCAAAAGGCTGGTTCAGCGATGGATTTTTAAATGGTATTTTGAATGTAATTAAAGAATTTAACATCATATCATTAATGAATACTTTAATAAATAAAGTATTTGGAATAGATTTACTCGGAATTGGGAAAAGCTGGATTAAGGGCTTCACAGACGGCATATTAAACGGCATTGCAAGCGTGGCAGGGGCGGTTAAAGATGCTGTTGGCAGTTTGATACCCGCACCCATTAAAAACGCCGTAGGTGGTATTAAAAACGCCGTTAGCGGCATTTTGCCGTTTGCAGAAGGCGGCATAGTTACTAAACCACAATTAGCGGTAGTTGGGGAAGCTGGCCCGGAAGCCATTATTCCGCTTTCAAACCCGAATAGAGCCACAGAGATAATGCAACAGGTAGCACCGCAGTTGCAACCAATTCAACAAGCCGCGCCTATGCTGGATTCAATGCGCAACGTAGCNCCGCAAATTGAACCTATGCAACAAGCGGCAGCCACTATNATTCCACAAGAACCAGCACAGCCGTCACCAATAGAACAACTTTCAAAAACNACTAATTACAATAATTCAAATACTTCNAATTTCNCATTCTCNCCAACAATTAATTTATCTGGTGGGGGAAATTCAGTGGATATAAAAGCAGCAATTAGTGAAGCGTTAAGCAAAGCAAAGAGTGAATTTAAAAGCGAACTTGACCGTTGGATTAAAGAGCGAGACCATAATGCCTCGCGGGTGGCTATGGCGTGACAGTTTGGGAATACGAAACAACGCAAGGCGACACGTGGGATAAACTCGCGCTTGATATTTATGGCTCTGAAAAACTTGCGTATTTAATTTTNCAAGCAAACCCCANATATATGGAAAATATTTTCTTGCCTTCTGGCTTAAAATTAATTATCCCNCCAACACCAGCGGGAAGAACNAACCAGCCGCGCCCNCCTTGGGAGAAAGGTTAATATGCCAGCACGTAAATTTAATTTACAGCTTAAATATGATAATGTGGATATTTCTAAAGATGTCTCTGCATTTGTTGAATCATTTAAATACGTTGATAGAACCCTAGCCGATAAAATGGATGAAATTAGTGTAACGTTTCAAGATGTCCCCGGACTTTGGCGCNGCGGCTGGTTCCCAAATGCAGGTGCAAAATTTTCAGCAAAAATAAGCGTAAGCGATTGGTTTAATGAGGGAGATTTTTTTGAAAGGGATTGCGGAAAATTTGAAATAGATTCACTTACAAGCTCTGGACTTCCAAGCACGTTTAACATTACCGCTATTTCAGTTGGAATAATAAATAAGGTAAGAGGGCAAGAAAATACAAGGACTTGGGAGAATATAAGAGTACAAACTATTGCTGGCAACCTAGCTATATTTCACGATTTTAAATTAAAATGGTTTTCTGATTACGACCCAATTATTGAAAGGTGGGAGCAAAAGAGCGAAAGTGATTTATCTTGTTTGCGTAAAATTTGTGAGTATGCAGGATTAACATTTAAAATTACTAATGAGTGGTTTGTAGTTTTTTCTGCTTTTGAATTTGACAAAAGAAAGCCAGAAAAAAAAATAAGAATATCCGGCGATGGAGTTTCAGCGTATAATTTTAGCATAAATAGTACAGATATTTACTCCGCTTGCGAGGTTAAGTATTTAGACCCAGATACAAATGAAATGTTAGAATATCTTTACAAACCAGACGGAGTAAGTGGAGTTCGTGGCGGCAAAAAGAAAAAGGAAGAAAAAAAACCAAAACCTAAAGTTGATTCTTGGATTGAAGGCGATAGACCGGGCGAGGAACAAACTAGACTTCCGAAAAATAAAGTAATAGCACCCATTAAACAACCCGAACCAGAAAAAGAGCCAGAAATAACAGACCCCGAAGTTGGTAGCGTTTTAAAAATAAACAAACGCTGCGAAAGCCTAGCGGAAGCGGAAAAAGTTGCAAAAGCGGCATTGAGAAATAAAAATATGAGAATGTTAAAAGGCTCTTTAAATTTTATGGGCAGACCCGACTTATATAGTGGAATGAATATAGAATTAGACGGCTTCGGAAGGTGGGATAGCGTAGTTTGGAATGTGGAAGAAATAACGCACGAGTGGAGCAAATCATCGGGGTATAACACAAGCATAGAAATTAGAGGGATATTGGGGTATTAAATGGACAAAGAAACTGCGGCAATGTTTAGGGATTTTTTGCGAGTAGGGAAAGTTTGCAACACAACGCTCCGCACCGCTCGCGTTGAATTTTTAGACACAACAGACAGCGATGGTAAAACTATGGTAAGCGGAGAATTACAAATACTGCAACATAAAACCCACAGGGATAAAGAATACTGGATGCCAGATATAGGTGAATTAGTGCTTTGCATATTTTTAGGCAACGGCTCTGTATCTGGTTTTATTTTAGGCGCGGTATTCAACGAAAAAGATTTACCGCCCGAAAACTGTGAGGGCAAATGGGTTAAAGAATTTGAGGATAAAACTAGGTTTGAATACGATAGAACCGCGCATAAATTGGATATAAAAGTAAATGGAGATACCTCTGTATTTTTGGCAAAAAGCAAAGAAGCGGAGGCAAACCTAAATGTAATAATTGACGGCAAATCAGACATTAAATTAAATAACGATGTAAAAATTCATATTGCAAAAAATGAGGATATTGGTGGGAATTTAACCGCAATAATTGACGGAGATTCGGATATTACCTCAAATGGGGATATAAAAATTCATATTGCAAAAACGGATAATGATAGAGAATTAGAATTATCATTGGAAGGCAACGCAAAAATTTCTGTGAGCGGTAATGTTGATTTGANCGTTGAAAAAAATAAAACAACAAAAATCAGCGGAAGCGAAAATATAGAAATTGCAGGTGATATAAATTTAGAATGTAAAGGCAATGCAAATGTAAAAGCCAAATCGGTTAATGTAGATAGTGGAGATGTAAATTTAGGCACAGACGCGAGCGTTAAAGTCATCCACGAAAAAAGCCCTTGCCCTGCGTACGGAATATTTCACCTATTACCTTCAAGCACAACCAAAACCGCATTATAGGAGAATTTTAATTATGGCGTTAGATGCAAATAGTATGGCAGACCGAATTGTAAAGAACCTTCAAGATGTAGAGTTAGCGGCAGAAAATACAGCCTTGCTAAAGAAATTGACAAAGGCTTACTGCGATGGAATTATAGACGAATTAAAAGAGAACGGAGTAATAACCAGCAGCAATATAACCGTTGCNGGCACAGGGTTGGCGGCACCTAATGGCCCGGTAACGGGAATGGCAACAGGAACTTTAAGCGATGGAAAAATAGCGTGATTGGAGCAATAGCAAATGTAGCGAATGCAGTTGGCAACGTAACTGGCGGGCTTGGGCTTGGAAGCCTAACCAGC